TGAAGTTGGTGCCTTTGGTGGCAAGCTTGGTGCCACGAATGCGCATGGTCTGGGTGTTGGCCACGTTGTTCGGGTAGCCGTTGGTGTTCGGCACCGGCACTTTCGTCGGAGTCTTTTTCATCGAGCGGTACCTTACGGGATGGGTGTTAGGATGATGTATTCGTTGTTGAGCGACAAAGGTTGTCCAGATAGCAGCAGCAAATCCGGAACCACTGGCGACCCGGAAGACGTCACAGTGACAGAACCTACAGCGCCTCTACCTTCCAGTGAGTTCTCTACCAAGGTTACACCCAACGCGTTTTGTTGGCTATAGTCCCCGGTAAGCAGGCCTACAGGCCCCCAACCCCACTGGATGTCGCGGCTACCGCCAGAGGGCATGCCGTTGATGTTCAAGCCGCTCTGCAGGTACGAGTTGTCGGGTCTTGGGTTTCGCAGCGCCTGCGGGTCGTTGACCGGGTAGAGCCCAAGCTGCAACTGCGGCTGGTCAGGGTCCCAGCACGTGGGGCAGCACAGGATGTTAGTCAGCTTCGTCTTGATGACGAGGGGCTTCAGCTTGCGCAGCGGGTAGCGTTGACCGCAACGGTCACACTCCGAGATAGCCTTTTTGCCGGAAGCGAACTTACTGGGCATGGTAGGCCTAGTAGCTCACACGGGGGGCTAGCCGAAGCGAAGCCTTCTCCCGGTCTTCGTCCGCTGCGTGCTGCCACTGCTCTTCGTACACAGCCTTGAGCATGTCCACGCGGGGTAGGGCTTCAGGGATTTTCATGGCCATGTAGTAGGCCAGCCCAGCCACCATGCAGGGCAGGAAGCGGAAAGGGATGTCCTGCGTGTTGTCGCCGTTACCCGCGTCTTGGATGCGACGAAGCCGCCAGTACACAAAAGTGTAGTAGTTGCTTTGCTCCGGCGTAGGCCAGACGTTGATGGTTGGGTAGACCACGCCCGCAGGGCCAGTGGCCCCGGACTGGCGGTTAATCCACACCTGAATGGGTCGCCCTTGGGCGTTCTTGTTGGGGATGCTCGAATAGGTATCGACGCTGATGCGGCTGATGTTGATGTCAGTCTGGTTAGCGCCAGTGCTGGTACGAACCACGTGGTCCAGCAGGTCGATGGTATCCACCGGAAGGTTATACGAGATCGTGCCCTGCGTCAGCGGGATAGACCCCTGCTCCACGGTCCAAAGGTTGATGCCTCGGTTAGCCCATTCGATGGACAGCAGGTTCAGGCTGCGCCGAGCCGTACGCAGGTCATAGCCCGAGCGCACTTCTGCGCCACAGCGCTCGTAGGCCTCTTCCACGAGGTCTAGCACAGACAGGTTGAAGGTTGTGGTGCCGGAAGTGGTCATCTGAACTGTGCCGTTTTCTTGGCGATGCCTTTAGGCTGTTTGACAAACTGCTTGCCCGCCTTGGTGCCTTCGCGTTTGGCCTTGGTTGTAGCGGCATATTCAGAAGACGATAGCGCCTCCCGTGCTTTCTTGGGCAGGTACCGCTCACCCGTTGCGTCCTTGCCCTGTGTGGAAGGCTTGCCGGACTTGGTCCCCCAGTCTTCGGAGGTCCATTTAGACAGAGATTTCTGCGCTTCGGTTTTGGGTCCGCTGTAGCCGCCACCCGACTTCTTGTAGCGTTGAGTGGCTAGCTGTGCCTTGCGGGCAGACCACTGGCCCGGGTCACCACCCTTGCCGCCAGCTTTTACACTGGCGACAATACGCTTCCATTTGGGTTCGTCAGAGCGCGCCACATCACTTGCCCTTCTTGAAGCCCTTCAGCATCTCGGCGAAGCGGGCGCGCTGCCCCATCTTGCCCGGAGCCTTGGTAGCAGCAGCCAGCTTCTTGGCGGGGATAGTCTCGCCCTTCTTGACGCCCATGGACTTACGCAGGGCACCGGGCTTCTTGATGGCGTCCTTGATGAAGTTGTTCTTTTTCATGGCTCAGTAGCTCTTCCCTTTGGTTTTGCCACGCATGGCGCAACCGTCGCTCTTGACTGCCCCACCAGACTTCAGCCCCTTCATGGACTGCTGGCGGTCATGTTTCTTGTCCATGGAAGACGCCTCCCACTGCTTGTGGCTCATGCCGCGCTTCTTGGCGAGCTTCATGTCCTGCGCCTTGTCCTTGGCAGAACCTTCCCACTCTTTGTTAGACATCTTCATGTCCTAGCACTCCCGCCCGCGAGTTTTGCCGCGCGTAGCCATGCCGTCGCCACGCACGCTTCCGCCAGCCTTGTAGTTGGTCTTTGGTTTGCGCGCAGGCTTCTTCTTGGGGGCCATGCGGTCACCAGCCTTGCTGGCGAAGAATGGCATGTCACCACCCTTCATCACGCCGCCCACCTTACCACCGCGCTTCATGCCGGGTCCTTTGGCTGCTACCACGACTTCTTCCTCGCCATCGCCCTTGCGGCCCAAGCGGCTCAGCAGGGCAGGCACACCGCCCAGCAAACCGCTAGTCAGGCCTTCACCAGTGACCAGACCAGCCAGCGGGGAGATGTCGCCCATCTTAAACCCGCGAGACTTCTTAGCTTCGTTTTCCATTAGCAGTTCTTCCCTTTGGTTTTGCCACGGATAACACATCCGTCGCCAACAAGCCCACCAGCCGCGAACTTGCCGCGTGGTTTGCTAGGCGGCGTCCCCTCGTCGTGACCGTGATAGTATGGCTTAACGTAGTTGGGTCCGCCCTTTTGGGCTTTTGGCTTAGCGACAAACCCGCCCTTGTTAAAACGCGGGGCTCGCGGTCTCTCGCGGAGGATCTCACTTACCCTAGACTCTCCGTAGCGCCTGTCGGGCCTGACAAAAGCCGGGCCAGCTTCGCGCATAAACGTGGGGCTGCGGGACAGCAGGGAGTCTACCCGATGCATGCCGCGCCGGTCTTCAATGTTACCGCCCCTGCGGCCCTTCTCCCATTTCATGTCAGTCTCCTAACGCCAGCGTTCCCGACAAGTAGTTCGCGGCTAACTCTAACAGACTTGGGTCGTCCCGGAAATGCCCTAACCCACGATTACAGTGGTGGCAAAGCATGCCCCTGACAGCCCCTGTTTTGTGGTCGTGGTCTACAACAAGTGGTTCGACCGCGTCGCAAATAGCGCACTCTTTGCTGGTCATCTTCAAGTGCTTGAGCGCTTCGTTGCTGATGACGCCCCTATGCTTCCCACGGCAGGTCTCGCTGCGGTACCTAGAACGACAAGTGCGGCACCAGCTGTCGAGCCCGGATTTTGTCTTGCTGTGTGGCGGGAAGTGCTTCGTGTCCGCGACCTTGACTATTTTGCACCGTGTACAAAGTTTGGTCGCGGGAAGCATGTCAACAGTCCTTAGCGACGTATTCGGGTTCATCGGGACGCCCGCCCCAGTACACCTCACATTCCCCGCAAGCGCACTTACCTCGTAGGTACATAATCGCTAACTCAAGGAGTTCGGGGTCGTCGCGAAAGTGCCCTAGTCCAAAGTTGCATCTTGCGCAAAGCGCTCCGCGTACACGCCCTGTGCGGTGGTCGTGGTCTACGACTAGGTTTTCAGTGGCCTCGCATATTACACAGGTGCCCTCCTGCCGTGCTTCTACAACGCGGTGTTGCTGGTCTGGCCTCACGCCGGGCGGCACGCGGTAGTCCTTCCGATATTCGTTACGGCACGCGCGGCACCAGCTATCAAACCCGGAGCGTTTCTTGTTGTGCAGCGGGAAACACTCGGCTGTCAGTGGCTTAGCCTCCTTACAGCGTGTGCAAGTGGCCTCTAACAGTCCCACTTACGCCTCGCTTTGTTGAGGCGGCTGTTAGGGTCTTTTGCTGCTTCAGGAAACATTTTGCCCTGCCCTGCAGATCGGGCGCAAAAGCTCTTGCGGCGCGCAGCGGCTTTAGGCGATTTCTTCGCCTGTTCAGAAGACACGGGCGGCTTAAGTCCCGGCTTCCCCGGGTTGGCACGGTTGTAGGACGCACGGCCTTTGGCGTTGAGGCCACCGGCCTCCGCCTTACCTTCCTTGCGGGTCCACGCTGGGGTCTTGGCCATTGCCTTTCACTCCGCTGCCATGGCTGGCTGCACCATCATCGGGTACAGAACGTCGTTGCCGAAGTCGCCCATATACTCTTGGACGCCCATGTGACCGAGCTTGATGGTCGGGTCGACCCACACTTCGTAGCCGTACTCGCGGGCGCGGTCGCAGAACAGGAAGTCCTCGCCCATGTAGCCCTCTGCCGTGACCTTGAAATCAAAGACGGCGGACAACGTAGCGTCAGTACGTGGGTCGTAGTAGTTCCACTCGGGGTGGGCTTCGACCAGCGTCTCGAACACGTCACGGCGCACCAGCATGAAGGCCGTAGCCACGCGCTTGGCGCGGACGAGACCCATGGCATCCATGGTCAGGGCGTTGTTCTCGTCGTGGTCCAGAGCCATGATGTAGGTGGCCTTGGTTTCACGAACGCGCGGGACGCCAGCCACGATGCCCTTCTTGGGGTCAGACCCCCAAGCCATGAGGCGGTAGATGTCCTCGGGCACGAAGTTGATGTCGGAGTCGATGAACAGCAGGTCGGTGCAGTCGGTCTCAAG